GCGTGCAGGTCGTCGAGATTGCGCGGGTAGCGGTCGGACGCGATGCCTGGGCCACCCTTCGGCCGGGATGCCTCGGCGGCCTCCGGGTCTGTCGGCGGGTCGGGGTAGAGGGCCTGGGACATCAGGTAGACGCGGCCGGCCGGATCACTTCGCGGATCGACCCCTCGCGCGCGGCCGCCATGGCGTCGGCCAGCAGCGATCGTATCCAATCCCGATCGATCTTGAAGCCGAGATCCTCGGCCGCCACCATCGCCGCGTCGGCCCACTTGTCCACGTCGGCGCCGACCTCGCGCTGGAACTGGGCGCCGGACAATGTGCGAATGTCAGTCATTAATCCCCTCCGGCGGATGATACATCCGCCCAATTTGACGCTTTTCCGCCAGTTATCAAGCGATTATCAGTCAGTCCCCTGATCTGTCCCCGTTTCATGCGGCTGGTCATCACGCCACCCTCCAGTCACGCACTTCGTTGTCGTCGCGATTGAACGCCGCGTCCCAACTGTCGCGCGGCTTCTGCCGTTCCATATCGCGAACGTAAGGTCTGCTCATGAGCGCATAGCGCAACGAATCGGCCGCGTGATCTTCCGACTCCGTATCGATATCCTCCGCTCTGCTCGCATCGTGCTGCATCGCCGGCAGCGTACGGATCAGATCCCGACACGTCGAGAACAGCACCACCATCGGGTTGCCGTCCGCATCGCCCACCAGCCGCGCGCGGACCTGGTCCCAGCCGCCCATCGCGCCGCGCTGCGGCACCCGCTTGTTGTCCGCCGGCCGGAACACGATACGGGCCGCCTGGGTCATCCTGGACGCGATCGATGGGCCGCCATCCTCGCTGAAGATCGCGGGGTCGGCCACACCCACCATCATGCCGCTGGCGGGCTTCGGGTCATCACGCTCACGCGCGCGTATGCCCTCGGCCACCTGCTCGGCGGTCATACGCAGCCCGACGTTCGGCTCGTTCGGTTTCATGCCGTACCACTCGCGGTAACAGACGAGGCAGCCACGCGCGATATCGGGCACGCTCCCATCCGAAACGGCCCACCAGTGCACAGCGAACGGCCGGGCCGATCCCCAGTCGAACGAGCGGAACCGCGCCCAGTGATCGGGGAGGGATCGAGGCATGATGATGTGCCGGTCGGCGCTGAACTCGGGGAAGAACGCCCCGGCGACCACATTCCAGTCGCCGTCGCGCATCGCGCGCACCAGCTCCGGATTGCCCATCCCGGAGACCTTGTTCGCGTAGCCGGGGTCGTCCTCCGCCATCGATGGGTTGTCTTCCAGCCGCGCCGGGATGTATTGCCGCAACATCCCGCCCTCGACCTCCGGCATGATCTCGCACTCAAGCGGCGCGCGTGGATCGATGAACGCCGCCTTGACCCACTGATGACCGACGTTGCCGGGGTTCGATCCGCAGATGATACGCGGAAACCGCCCCTTCAGATCGTCGGGGATCTTCACGCCGACCATCCGCAGACGCGAGCGCAGGAAGCGGTAGATCACGTCCGAGAACGTCGTCAGTTCGTCGATCAGCAGCAGATGGATTTCCGCGCCCAGATACTTGAACCTGTCCTTTTCGTCCTTACAGTGACATAAGTATATCTTCGATCCGTTCCAGAAACGTATCTCATCACCGACCATCGTCACCAGCCCGGCACCGACCCACGGGGCCAGCATCATACGTAAACCCTTCGGCCCCTCGATGTGGTTCTTCACCAGATCGTCGCGCAGGCGGCGGAACAGGTAGACCTGAAGTCCCGGTATCCGGCCGCACCACATCACGGCAGCCACGCGCATGAGGAACGACTTACCGCCGCCGACCGCGCCGCCATACAGGATCTCGGTCGCGAACGATTCCAGCGCCACGCTCTGCTTTTTATGCAGTCGTATGTCGATCTCGGCCTTGCGTTGGTCCAGGCTACTCACGCGCCATCGTCACGTTAAGGACGGGCACGATCGGATCGATGGGGTTGCCGTCCTTGTCGAGGGTCTGCATCGTCTGGGTATCGCGCTGGCCGAGCAGTTGTTTGCCGAGCCAGACCAGCATCGTCGGATTCCCGTCCGTGACAGCGGCCTTCCACTGTGCCCGGCGCAGCGTGGCCCGCCCCTTGGCCGCGCCGTACTCATGCGCCTCCTGTACGGCTGGGTCTTCCGCCAGGTGCTTGTAGAACGTCGCTGGAGCCACACCGGTCAGCGCCGCCTGTTCGTCTCTGGTGCAGCCGATGGACGCCGCGCGCTCGACGATGCCGAGATCGATCACCGCGCCAGAGCCGGGGCCGGAACGGCGGCCCATGTCGCGCGGCGGGATATCGGCGTCATCGAAGCCCTCAAGCGGCATTGGACAGCCCTCGCTCTGTTTGGATGTCAGTAAACGCGCGGCCGTCGGCTGCGAGCGTCGCGGCCTGGCCGGTGAACGCCTGCCAGCGCAGCACGGCGACATCGACGTATGTCGGGGATATTTCGATTGCGTGACACGCGCGGCCGGTCATCTCGGCGGCGATGATCGTGGTGCCGGAGCCGACGAAGGGGTCGTAGACGGCCTGGCCGGGGCTGCTGTTGTTCTCGATCGGGCGGCGCATGCACTCGATGGGTTTTTGGGTGGAGTGGCCAGTCTCGTTCTGGTGATTACGGTCGATCTGCCAGACAGTAGTCTGCGACCGGTCTCCTGACCAATGCGCCGTCTTTCCCTTACGCACGGCATACCAACAACCTTCGTGTTGAATGTGATAATTGCCACGGCCAAAGGAATGGCGGTTCTTCACCCAGATAATTTGCGAACGGACTTCATATCCGGCAGCGCCCAGCGCCTGGTAATGCGTTACCTGTGGCCCAAATGGCGGATGCCACGCATAGATGACATCTCCAGGAAACAACGCCCAGGCTTCCGACCAGTCGGCTCGTTCATCGTTATCAACTTTACCGACCGACCGCTTGTATGTTGGCTGCTCACCTATCGCAGCCTGATACTCATTCCGCCAGTTCGCATCATACTCCACCCCATACGGCGGATCGGTGACCATCAGGTGCGGCCTCACGCCGTCCAGCGCGGCCTCAACCACGCCCGCGTCGGTGCAGTCCCCGCACACCAGCCGATGCCTTCCCAACGTCCACACGTCGCCCAGCCGCGTCACCGGCTCCGCCGGCGGCTCCGGCACGTCGTCGGGATCTGTGAGGCCGTCCGTGCGATCGGCGAGGATGTCCTTCAGTTCCAGGTCGCTGAACCCGATCAGGCCGAGGTCGAAGCCCTCCAGCCCGAGATCGCCCAGTTCCAGCCGCAACAGTTCGTCGTCCCACCCGGCGTTGAGCGCCAGCTTGTTGTCGGCGATGGCCAGGGCGCGCTTCTGAGCGGCGCTGAGGCCGGCCAGCGTGATGGTGGGCACCTCGGCCAGTCCCGCCGCGCGTGCCGCCTCCAGCCTGCCGTGGCCGGCGATGATGGCACGTCCCTCGTCGATCAGGATCGGGTTGGTCCAACCAAAGGCGCCGATCGAACGGGCAATCTGCTGGATCTGTTCGGGGGAATGGGTGCGTGCGTTGCGTTCGGCGGGGACGAGTTCGGCCACTGGCAGATAGGAAACCTCCAGTTTTGGCTTTAAGGACTCTGATATTGCGGCGTTGGAGCGCGGTTTTCGCACGATTTCCCGCCAGTTTTCTGATGTGGTAACGTAACCGGCTACCACATTAGCTCCATCGTGTGTCAATACCAGATACGCGATATCAACGGTTTACGCGCCATGGCTTACACGCAGCGCTACCTGAAGTGGCCGTTTCGGTACGATGGCGGCATTAATCGGATTTTTCTGTACGGAAATGGGCCTGGAAGCCCTTAATTCTGTACAAATCGGACCATTAACACGGTAAAATATGTATTGGCCGCGCGTTCAAACGGACGTTTGCGGCCGACCTCGAGGTTTGTACGAGCGCCTCGCCCAGGCCGGAAAATAAATCGCATCTGTCTGCATTTTGTCATTGACAGGTGTCCGCGTTTCGCACTAATGTGTCTTCATCAACAAGGAGACACGGTCATGACCAACAACACCCCCGGCTACAGCATCCGCCTCACCATCAAGATCACGACGGACAAGAATGGCCGCCGCCGCGCGACTTACTGGTCGATGCGGGCCATGCGGAACCTGCCTCTGAAGATCGATGACGCGGACCTGTTCCTGGCCACTGAACAGGCCGACCGGCACATCCCCTGGGCCGGCTGACCCTCTGGCGGGGCCTCGTGCCACGCCCCCACCTTCATTTCAGCGGGAGACATACGATGGATGACGAGACGAGAGCCGCGTTCGCCACGCTCGAAGCGCACATGAACGGACGGTTTGATGCCCTGATGACGCGTATGAACGACCAGTTCGAGCGCGTGATTGACACGATGGGTTCGCTCAACACCGACCTTCGCAACACCAAATCGTTTCTGCTTGAGGACGCGATCGCGCTGGGTCGGCGGATCAGCAACGTGGGG